CCGTTAAGGATAACGTCCTCTTCAGAAATTTAGGTTTAGGTGGCGGTAGACCAAAGAAGTCCTTTAAGAGACGGACTAATCTCAGTCCTAAGCTCACAGAAGCGGCAGCCTCTACCATAACTTGGTAGTTACGGGCTGTGTAAACACGGTCCGTAATTGGAATGGTCATGGCTCTCAATATGAGAGGCCAATCCCACGCACCTGACTTATTTTGATCGATCGAGAGAGCTTGTTTCTTTAAGTCGAGATACATGTCTGTGATCTGTCCATGCATTTGCAGGACAGGGAGACTCTGTATCAGCTCAAAGCCCACCTCCATGTCTTCATGGAATGAGGGGTCGGTAAATCGACAAACGAGGTCTTCAGCAAGGGCCCCCAGGTTTCAACCTGATTTGGGGTCAGCAGCATGAGTGAACGACACGATCGCCGCTTGTTGGAAGCAATAACGCCCACCATCGGTGAACGCTCAAGATGTATCTTCTCAGCCGCAGAGCAGGTTGATAATTTTTATACAATCAATCTCCTTCAGTCGGCGAGTAAGAACTCTTGTGACCGAATCACTCAATATACTCTTTTCGAGTATATCAGTAGTATACCTCCTCCTGATACGCTTTAGAGCGTATCAGTCTGAAATGGCTTCTGGACAACCTCTGATGGGGATTCATCCTTTCTCCTCAGATGTCTGTATCAGGTTCACCATAAGGTTATACCTATTACATATACTTAGGAGTCCAGCAATGGGAAATGGAGAAATCTCCACTCCCTTGTGAATCCACCTCTTTGCAAACTCAAAAGTATGTTCAGATCAGTGCGTCTTAGTTGGAGAAACCTCCACACCAAGAGCATTGATTACATGAATATACTTCTGGGCGACCTCACGGTCACCAATCACAATGTCGTCTCCTAACAAACAGTACTGGAGTTTCCTCCAGTCTCTTCCCAATAATTGGCAAGAGTAGTAGACAACAAAATGATGAGTCAAAGAGAAGGAATTTCAGGATGAGTAGGCACCCATTGGGTTGCCAGCACCATAGCTGAGTTCCTTAGTTTGGCCCCTCTCATAATAAAAGGGGTAACCTACCATGATTTCACGTCACTTTGACGCGTACTCATGGCCTAAGGGTCAGGCTAGTACACTTTCGATCAGCTCGATAGGAAATCTATCGGTTGCATCCTTCAAGTCAGCAGATACGTAGTAATCTGCCATTTCCATTTTAGACTTAAAAGAGGACTGGTCAAACGTACAGTCTTGAGGAATCCTTCTTAAGATTGAAAATAGCCAATTATGTACAGGCTTTAGAGCCGTTTGGCTCCAGTAGTCCAAAATTGCGATTACTCGAGTCTTACACTCATAGTCTTGGATAGCCGAACACTTACGTATTCGAAGTATGTCCCTATAATATTCGTCCCTTTCGGGTTCGAATCAGGACATAAGCTTTGGTAGAAGTAGATCCCAAAATTTTGGGGAATACTTTTGGACAAGTGACAATTTATCTGCCAAGTGCCCTCCACCTACTATCGAGATAGCTGCATGCAAACTCGGATAAAATCTGAGTGCCCATGCATCAATCAACGAAGTCACTAAGGCGTTGCCATAAGTATGTCCATAAATGGACGTATTAGGGCCACTCTTGGTCGACATGTGAAACTTCGAGAAGCGAGGCAATGCGTCAAAGCTTAAAGGTTTATGAATGCCTAATCCTTTCCAAAAGTTAGGAATATGCGTTCGGCAATCTTCGAGCACAAGCTTGTCAACAGAGGCCTGTGTGGTTATCGAACGATAATCCGGGCTTACTGGCTTTAAGAGGCTTCTAGTTGAGTATAAGAGCGTTGAGAGGAAGCGAAAATTTTCGGTTCCTCCCATCCGGATTATACTAATTATATCCCCCAGAATAGTAGGCAGTCCATCATAGGTCAAGCTCACGCCATTAACCTGGTGTGCCTTACCACCCGCTAGATATGTGTAAACGAGGTTCCGGACCTCCTTATGGAGACGGATTCCCTCTTTTAAACCTCTATATCGGATGATGCGACACAATTTCCGAATATACGTATATCCTATACTTTCCAATCGAGTTTTACAGTCTTCTGAAAAGAAGTTTCGTAAGATTCATCGGATAGCCAATGAGTAGTTCGCGAAGAACTCTTCCCATATGGGTTGAGATTTCTTCTTCTTACGCTTCTTAAGGTTTGAAGTTATTGAATGCGAGGCCTTGCCTTGCATCTCATAGTTTTGGATCTTTCGATCGTTTGACTTGGCGGACACTTTGTCCACAAGATTGGTTATAATTTTCTTTATCATAGGATAGTAAGTGAAACCCTAGGGTTTTGGTGTACAGATATTGTCACTGGCGAGTCGGGCTAAATTCCCGGCAGAGACCCAAGAAGTCCTCTTTCAGGCCTGTCCATATCCTGGCGAACGCTATATGGGGCTTAGCCCACCTAACGGGCCCTTCC